ATGATCCGGTGTGGGGAGGTGGTTATACCTCCCCTTTTTTTGTGCTTGAAATCGGTCTTTTTTGACGCTGGATATTCAGGTGGATATTCAAAGTGGATATTCACTTTTATAGAACTGGATATTCAAAATAGGGTTTTGGCGGTGTGCGATACAGACATGCTAAAATACCACAATTTTAAAAATACCCCTTGTTTTTTATTTGATAGCCCCCCCCTAAAAACCTATCATTTTTCACGTTTTACTTTTTAAATTCCCCAATATCAGTGCCTTTATGCCCTTATATAATGGTAGGGGAGGGGGATTGCTTGGGAGGGGGACATCATGGGGGATGATAGGGGGTACGCTTCGTTTTCCATCACCGGTGTATGGTAATAGTAAATCCGCCTACCCGACATTTGCAGTACCGGAAATGGGCGCATCCGATACATGTTTTTCCTTTTCGATTGTCATTTGCCGGATTCGTTCCTCTAAGCGTCCGATTTCTCTATCTTGTTCCCTGATGATTTCTTCTTTTTCTCTAATTAAGGCAAGGAGAGAGGATAGTTCGGTTGTTTGTGTTGTTGTAGATGATGTATTATAGTAAATATCACCTTTCCCAGTAAGTAACCAGGTAGGGTTTATATCATTATGTATTTCGATAATTTTCGACACCCATAAACTTGATATATCTGTTCCTTTGCTAATGCATCTTGAAATTACTCCATTCGAGCACCCAATAGCTTGTTCAAGTGCCCTTGTACTGATACCTTTTTCTTTAATTAGGATTGCAATCCTGTCGGAAATATTCGTCATAAGTCGTAAATTATCTACATAAAACTTTTTAGTGTCGAAAATATTCTATATATTTGCAGCGTGTTCAAAAAGGAACACCGCGCCAAATATACGAAAAAGGCATGTGATTAGCGAATTTTAAGGATTAAAGAAAATGAACGAAGAAATAAAAGAATGGCAGACACAGAGCGTGAAGCACAAGGTGGCTTACGTGTTGATGATGGACGGTATCAGCTTCAGATATACCGAAGAGACCGGGATTGTGTTTTCCGCACCTGATTTTTATGTGAAGAACCTTATCCGCCGCCTGATGAGTTGTTACGGCGTGAGTTTGAAACCGATTATAAACGAATTTAAATAAGTGAGATTATGGAAAACAAGAAAATGAGTTGCTGGGATTTTGTATTCAGTTCTGTAAAGACCCATATAGATGATTTGGTAAGACAGGCTGACAAGTACACCAAAGACATGAATGAGGATTTTGAACATTTCTTCTGCTGGTATGCCGAGGATATGTACAAGACGCAACGTGAACTTTCCTGTTACCGTGCCTTGAAGGTGGTTTTATCTGCCGGTAGCCATGATGATGTAAAGTTATACATGGAAAGCAAGATAAACAGTCTGACTGATAGTCTTCTTACCGGAAGCATCCGCAAGAACAGCACCAGTGCGGCTTCAAATTTGGCGCATACGTTGGAACTGGAAGTGAACCAGAAGATACGTGAGAAATTCACTATACTTCTTGGGATTATTGAAAAAGGTGAAAAGGTTGAGGGACAACAGTAAACCCAGCGTGACAACCCGGAAGGCGTTAAGAGACGGGTGACGGTGTGGAAAGACACACGGGAGTGCATGGTTCTTGTGCCGGGGTTCGATTCCCCGGACTCCCCCCAATATTAATCATTAAAACAAGTGAGATATGAACAAGAGGTACATTCACATTACGAAAGCCGACCGCGACTTTATCGCAAAGGCACTCAACGTGACAGAGAAGACTGTTTATAACGCTATCCGGTTTGATGACCGTCGTGGCAACTCCGAACTTTCTGCAAAGATCCGTAAGTTGGCCATGGATCGTGGCGGTATTGTGATGGTTGTTATTCCGGAAATAGAAACTTTCCATGATTATGACAATGTGATGCGTCAGTACTGTCCGAACGGTGCCTTGATAGAGCTTGACCGTAATGATGGTAGCGGTCAGGTAATATTCAAGGGAGAAACGGTGAAGACTTACGAGCATGTGATGGTTGCCGATATTAACCAAATCCAAGCGTTTGCATCGGCATTGAGATAGGAGGCGGCTATGTTGGTGTATTACGGTAACATACAGTGTATTTCTGCACGTGAGCTCATAGATGGCGGCTATATCACCGAATCCTGCTACAGGAACTGGGTGAACCGTGGCCGTATCAAGGTGGTGCGTCGTGGTGGAGGTGCTGCTGGAAATTGCGCGTTGGTCGCCCTCAATAGCCTGCCTACCGAGTGTCTGGAACGGGTGAAGGAAGACAACCCCGGTGGAACAGAGCAGGCACTTCGCCACTGGATACTCTCAAACTATGTGCTGGATCAGGCTGCAGTAGCCTATTTTTTGGATTGGGCTTCTCATTCTTCCAGCAACAGAGCAACAGACGAACTTGCCCGGAAATATGCGGTGAATGCTTCCGTGTTGAAGACTTGTATCAAGCTTTATAACAGAAACAATGATTACCGAAAACTGATGGGTGAAAAATATAACTGGGACATGATGGCCACCACCATCGAGACCCTACGCGAAGACTTTGGTCATGATCTTCCTGCCAGTACCCTTCGTTTCCGCAAGAAAGTGAACGAATATAAGCAATACGGTTATGAATGTTTGATAACCGGAAAATTCGGCAACCAGAACAAACGGAAGGTAACTCACATGGACGAACGCCTGGTGATGAGTTTGAAAGTACTTCCCAACCAACCATACGGCAGTGATGTGCATGAAATGTATCTGTCGTTTGTATGCGGTGAACTGGAAGTATGGGATCTGGAAACAGGAGAGATATTCAATCCGGAAAACTTTACGGATAAGAACGGGGAACCGAAAGAACTGAGCGAAAGCACTATCCGGAACATACTGAACAACCCGGCAAGCCAGCTGCTGATAGAAAAAGCCTTGCGTGGACGTATGGAATTCTATCATGAGCAAATGCCGCACATGCACCGCCATGGTGGTAAGTTCTCCCTGTCACAAATAACGATGGATGACGTGGATTTGCCGCGTCGGATGAAAGGCGGCGAGTATGTGCATGCCTATTATGCTTATGATGTGGTGAGCCAGTGCCGTATCGGGCTGGCCTACGGGCGGGATAAGGATGATGCCTTGGTAGTGGACTGTTTTCGTGATATGTTCCGGCTCATCGAACGCAACGGATGGGGTATTCCAGCCGGTATTGAGGTGGAGCAGCACTTGATGAGCAAGTATAAAGAAGGATTCCTGAAGGCAGGTGAGGTATTTAAGTTTGTGCATTTCTGTGCCCCACAGAACTCACAGGAGAAATATGCTGAAGCTCTGAACGGTGCGTTCAAGACAACCATAGCACATAAGAACCATGAAGCCATTGGTCGCTGGCATAACAAAGGTGCACGGCGGGTGGACCAGAAGAAAGTGAGTGACAGCAGCAACCACACCTGGGAAGACAGAAAGTATTATACGTTTGAAGAGCTTGTGGCGGACGACCGGCGCGATTGTGAAGAATGGAACAATACGCTTCACCCCAATCAAAAGAAATATCCCGGAATGACCCGTTGGGATGTGCTCGTAGCCAAAATCAATCCGACCCTTCGACCGCTTGATAAACTGACCTTGAGCAGATATATCGGAGAAAAGGTAGATACCAGTATTCGTAGAAATTCCACAGTACGTGTGGCAAATGCGGACTGGTGGCTGAGCGGTCCGGAAGTGCTGGAGCAGCTGGAACCAAACAACCGCAAGGTGACGGCTTACTATCTGCCGGATGAAGAGGGCAAGCCTACGGATGTCTTCCTGTACCAGAACGACCGCTACCTTGACAAGGTTCGTCCGGTAGTGACTTACAACCGGGTGATGGCAGAACAGACCGAAGAAGACCGGGTAGCCTATACAGAGCAAAACAAAGTTCTGAGTCATTTCAGCAAATACCTCAATGACCACGCCATCGGAAAGGTGGGAACCGGTACACCGGATCAGCCAACGGATGACCCGGAAGAGGAACTGGAACTTCCCCCGGTGGAACTATCCGATGATTTGCCAGCCGAATTGTCGGCAGATCCGGAATCAGATTATGAATGGCACTCCGGAATAAGCGAGGCAATGAGGGCCATCAGTGACATGTAAGAATAGAATTAGAACAACATTAAAACAGCGTTAGAATTATGATTACAGAAGCGCAAAAACAGAAGATTTTAGCAGCGATAGCCGCCAACCGTGCGAACTATCCCAGTGATGCCAAGCATGCTGCCTCTTTAGCCATCAGTACATCTGTGTACAGTGCAATCAAGAACGGACAGACAGACAAAGCCCTGAGCGATGCCAACTGGATAAGCATTGCCCGCAAATTAGGGGTGAACCTCCGTGGTGAAATGGAATGGAAAGCAGCCAAGACCCCGACCTTTGAATATATAACTGCCCAGCTGGAGTTCTCACAGCAGTCCAGTCTGTCGGGCATCTTGTGCGACATGCCCAATATCGGCAAGACTTTCACGGCACGTTATTATGTGCAAAGCCACAAGAATGCCGTTTATATCGACTGCTCGCAGGTAAAGACAAAATTGAAGTTGGTACGCAAGATTGCTGCAGAGTTTGGTGTGGACAGCAAGGGGAAGTATTCTGATGTGTATGAAGACCTGGTATATTACCTCCGTTCGATGGAAACCCCGCTTATCATCCTCGATGAAGCAGGCGACCTGCAGTATGAAGCTTTCCTGGAACTGAAGGCCTTATGGAATGCCACTGAGCGCTGCTGCGCCTGGTATATGATGGGGGCAGACGGATTGAAAGAGAAAATCAACCGGTCCATAGAATGTAAGAAGGTGGGCTATACCGAAATGTTGAGCCGTTATGGTGACCGGTACAGCAAGGTGACTCCGGATGATGGAAAGGAGCGCGAACAGTTCTTGAACAACCAGGCACGTATTGTAGCCAAGGTAAATGCTCCTGCGGGGGCTGATATAGCCCAGATTGTACGGAAGACATGCGGTGGTTTGAGAAGAGTCTATACCGAGATTGAGAAACTTAAAATGACAGCGGAATAATGAAGCGTGCGTACAGTCCGAAGGAAATAGCCGCCAAGAAATGGGTTACTCTGCCGTGGGATGAGAAATGGAGCAAACCTTTCGGGTTCCCGGCAGAGAACGCTTCGTGGTTCATCAGCGGTGCCAGTGCCAGTGGGAAAAGCAGCTTTGTGATGCAACTTGGAAAGGAACTGTGCAACTATGGGACGGTGCTGTACATGAGTTACGAAGAGAAAATCAACCAAAGCTTCCAACGGCGTATGGGTTATCTGAAGATGAATGAGGTGCAGGGTAAATTTCGTGTGGTGACAGAAGGCAGTCTGGAGGAAGTGATTGCCAGACTGAAAAAACCGAAAAGCCCGAAGTTTATCATCATCGATTCCTTTCAGGTGGCCGGATGGGATTATCCGCAGGCTGTGGAACTGATGGAAACCTTTCCGAAGAAATGTTTCATCTGGATCAGCCAGGAAAAGAAAAGCCAGCCGATGGGTGGCGGTGCAGTAAGATTGAAATATATCTGTGATATGAAGATTCGGGTGGTCGGTTATAAAGCTTATTGTCAAGGACGCGCCATTGGAGACCCGGGAAGCTATTATGTGGTATGGGAAGACGGAATCATTCAAACAAGTAATAATTTACCAAAATGATTATGGATAATAACGAGAAGGCTTTTGAAAGCTACACCGGAACTGAAGTGTTCCAGATACTGCTGGACGGAAATTCCAGCCGGTCCGTATTGGATGACTGGCTGGAGCGAAACATCCAAAGCGACTTAAAAGTGAGAAGAGCGAAAATGCCCGGTCATGTCGTAATAGAAACGGGTGATGTCTTGTTTGCACGTAATGTGCTGATATGGAATCCAAGTTGTAAAGTAAACATTAAAAAGATTTGA